ATGAAATCACTAACTACACCTTGAAAAGGACAGATCGCTGTGACACCGAGGTCGTTGACTCTGTTTGTTATCAGGATAAACCAGTATTAAGAGTCAAGACACGCATTCTACTCTATAGGCGTAATGAGGTTATTTTTGATACAGGAGGCTGTAATGTACCAACGCCTGATGATGGCCCACAATACTACAGAGTCGCTGGTTACGCCATATTTCGAAATAGCAACCTGGTCCTTCCTTTTCTATTCTCCTCCTTTGGGTTTTATTATTGTGCTAATACCGAGGGTGAAGCAGTTTCCAAAGCACAAGCGTACATAGAATCAGTAGCATCCGCCAATAACCTAGGCGTTTTACATAAATTCAATGCTTACGCTAACCCCACTGGACCGTGCCCCCCCTCCTAGTGAGCTAAAGATATAACAGTGGTCTAACGAGCGCCTAGCTTAGACTCACACATGTCAACCACTGCGTTGTAGGCTTCTATTAGTGGTTGTTTGTTCGGAGTAATAGGATCACTGTTATTGTACAGGGCGGTCGCTATCTCTGCGACAATGCTCTGACTGTACGCCGCAGCTTTCTCACTAAAGGTCATGAGTCGGTTGGCGATGTACTTTGCGTCCGGCATCCGGTACACCGTACTGATGTCGACGGATTTGGCGAATAGTGACTTAGCCACACCTCGTATTATAACCGGGGCCTGTGGGTTGACACTGTTCTTACCTAACAGTTTGCACACTTCCATGTCGAAGTTTGTGAACAATGCCTCATCACTCATGAGATCGTGCGGCGCCACGTCCAATTCATTCATGATTGTATGTGCCAAGTCTAGCGACTCCGACGCCACCTTCTGGAGGCGTGATTGCGCTTTAAGAGCTTGTGCCTCTTCCTTAGTGGAGGTTTTAGATTCCGTGATGACTTTGTTAATTGGTCGGTTCATAGTTTTAGTTGAGGATTTGATTATTGTCATTATTGCTTGCACTTTTCCAAGGCGTTCTGCGGTGGTGACGGTCTCCGTATCACCAGTCTTATCGACGCGTGTTACGATTTTGTCGACTATGTCTTCATCCTTCTCGAACTTCTTGAGCATCTCGATTATAGGGAAGGTGTGTAAACCTCCGCGTAATCGCGCACGCGATATTCGCATAACTTTGCGAATGTCTGAGATGTTGACTATATCGTTCTTTAAGGGCAATAGTAACTCAGTGTACAGTTTATACACACTATGCTCCCGGACGAAGCCAACAAGGCTTTCGAAGTTCGAGTTGTTTCGCGCCAAGTCGAGACGCATGATGGTCGAGATCATCTCTTGTAACATCTTCGTGGTCACCTCATACTCCCCTTTACCTAAGTCTTTCAGGCTTTGTGTGACTTTCTCCTTAGCGTTGATTTCGTCGTCGTTCAGTTGCCAGTACTCATCGTACACTAACTTTGGCGCGATCGATCGCATGATTGAGAAGCGTGCTGAGGCGGTTCCCATCACTAAGTCCTTGAAGGCCAACTTAGGGAAGTAGTGCCAACCTAGAAAGCTAATGCGGTTCTTTTCATCACCCTCAGCGTATACACATTCATTTTCTACGTCCCACGTGTCAATAATGAGTTTACGAATCCCATCGGGCACATCAAGTACCTCACGCGTGTTGATGATATTTCCGTGTACGTCAGTATCGATGTCGGTCCGGAGGCCATATTCATCCACTAGTAACTTAGCCTGCTCGACGTACTTATTATGTGCGTACGCGGTCTTTTCAAAGCTTAACTTCGTACCACACTCGCCCACGTTGTTGATGAATTTCTCTAGCAGCTTCTCGTCTCCGTTCGTGAATATGGCCAGGTCGTCACCAAAGTGGACGCGAGTCAACCACGCGGAGTCGTGGAATACGGAGCCTTCAGTCAGCCGTTGCTTGATGAACCATTCTTTGAGAATGTTGTACCCATTGTATTGCTCAGTCTTTAATAGTCCTGGGTTGACATCTTCGGTAGTGAACATCTCAGTTAGAATTGGAACCATTGTGCGGCCAGACAGATGCGTTGGCTTTCCTGCAGATAGCTCGTCTGCCTCTCCGTCGTTTACCACGCGATTGTAGCGGCCCCAATAGGTCTCGAATGTCTGCTCTGCTCCCATGTCACCCTCCTTGGTGTTCAGTATGAAGTCGATTAGTTCTTTAAAATTCGTGTCACCCTTTTCCTTATTCCGTAGATCTTCCAAAATGATCTTCACGACAGAGTATTCGGCGGCTATCGTAGCCACTAAGGTACCGATGATGGACGTGAAAGGATCACCAGAGATGATTTTGAATAGGTTGTCAAATGTTCCTGGGGTTACTAGCCCTGCGGGGGTCATGAGGGCGAAGCTAGCTATGCTCTCAACGTATGACTCGAACACATCCTTATGCTCCTCGGGAAAGCAGCCACGCATAATGTCCACGCAATACATGAACAAGCGTGACGCCAGTTTATCATGGTCTTTGAAATCCGATTCGGCGGCCATGGCATGGGTTAGCATCATCATTGCTATATCTCCGTGGACATTCTCACCCCCATTAAAGCCACAAAACTCATTCACTACTTTCATCATTTCTGTGAACGGGAATGAGTATTGTTTCCCCTTGATATTACGGGCGCCCGCGCCTCCCATTACACCACGGTGCTTACCACGTGCCGTACGTGAGAAGAGGATCCACAGAGGTTCAAAGAAGTTGAAGTGTTCACCTGACTCGGTTGAACACTCAGCCATAATTTTCATTTCCTCAAGTATGTGTGCATTCAGCCCGTCGCCATTCCACTTTGAGGTAAAGTATGGGTAGCCAGAGTGATTACCTTTATTCAGCTTTTCGACGGCCTCATCAATGGACAAAGGGGTTAATTTGCCATCTTTGACGTATTCAAATCCTTCCTCCTCTAGTTGGACGAGGATGCGAGAGAATTGGCG